CTACATTGTAAAGTCTTGCAGAGTAGTAAGATAACTGTTTAACAATTTCAAGTTTTTTAGAACTGAGTTTTAGTCGGTTCTTTTGAGTTAGTATTATAGTTTTCATATAGCAATTATATACAAATCATGATAGAGTGTCAATAGGGATTAATTTTTAGTAAAACTGATTATTTCTCCTCACCGCCATAAATGGCGATGTCTCCGAAATAAAGGAATAGAGATGAAATATGGTAGAGGTTATAGGGGCTTTATTTCAAAAACCCCTATAATACGCATTATCTAGATACTAATGTATCCAATCTTAGAAGTTTCTCAGGCTCTAAAATTAAGCCAGCATAGAAGAAGTTATAACTAAAGAAACCTTTTGTAGCATACGGATTTGTTAAATCAGTATCTTTAGGAGACTTAGAGTTAAACTGTATCTTGTTCACACCTCTCAACCCTACAGTAGCAAACGCATCTTGAGTAGGGAACAATATTGGATGCACATCAAACTTAGCATCAGTACCAGGAGTACCTGTGTAAGCCAAAGAACCTACATAGCTTGCACCAACATCTGCACCTTTACCATACTCAACTACAGCAGCTTCAGACTCAATAAATCTAACCTCGTGCATTGCACCTACTTCGCCTTGAGCAGCAGTAGCCGCATCGCCATACTTATGGAAAGGCACGTAAACAAACTCAGCCTCTGAACCAGAACCTCTAGTTAAGTTCTCTAAGTCAGCCTTAACATCTGCATCTATAATCGCATAGTAAGCTGCTGAAATAGTTTTAGTATCCACTTTAGTAGAACCAGTAACAACTTGAGTATTTTTCTTAGCTCTATTTCTAACTAGTCTTCTAACAGCTTTTCTAATCAAGTCATAGCTAACTTTCCACTCATTGTCCTCTGAACCGTCATCAGCAATACCAGCACCTAAAGTAGCCATACTAGTAGCAGTACCTGCATACATCTTAGTCGGAGTAGCCAACATGTCCAACTGAATCAAATCCTCATATCTAGAGTTAGCTAATTCACCTAGCTCTTCTCTATATCTTACTTGCATAGTGTCTTCTGAAAACAACTCTACCTCATCAGTATATTCTATCATCTCACCGTATCTAGCAAGAGTAGCTTCTACTGTAACCTTCTCTAGCGTTCTAACATTAGTAGCACCTGCACCTTCAGTAAGGCTGACACCTGTACCGTCAGTAGCGCTAAGCAATGCCTGTAAGTCATCAAGACTTCTACCTGACAAGTAGCCCTTAGCAGCAAAGTCACCATCTGTTAGCGATCTATCGTACATATGCATGAACTTACTAATCTTAAAAGTCTTACCATTTTTCTTTGGTTGATACTTTCTAGACGCCCATTGCCCATAAATATTAACTTTATTCGCCGCCTTGATACCCGCTCTGTCATAAAAATGACGTATCGTATTCTCCCCACTAGTACTATTTATACCATTACCGTACACACTTGTAGCCATCTATTTTTCCTTATTACATTTTTTCTTGTAGTTTTTTATACCACTCTTCGAACGCTTCGTCACTATCGTCTAAATAGGACGTCACTTTCTGTCCAGCCCTACTCTTAGTAGGAGCCGCTGCTCTTCGTTTCCTAGAGGCTTGCTTAGTCGCTGCTCTCTTATCAGCCTCAGCCTTAACTTTTGCTAGCCTTTCTGCTTCTGCTTTCTCTGCCTCTAACGCTTTGAGCTCCGCTTGTCTTTGTTGCTGACTCTCAACACTCGCATAGTACTGCTTACCAGCCTCTATGTAGTACTCAATGTCAGAACGTCTACCACCATCGTAAACTTTTAACTTAGCTGCTATCGGACTAACTTTATCGAACACCCCAGTCTTAACATCAACATGCAACGCCTTAATCAGCTCAGGCTTATCGACAAATGCCTCACGACTTCTGTCGTCCCATCTTTGCCCAATAACCTGGTGCGTAGTCTCGTACTCAGGGTCTCTACTAATCTCATCCACAATCTCTTTAATCGCTAATTCTGTATCGTCTCTACCGTACTCGTTAGGGCTGTACCCTTTTACTCCGTCGATGTCTAAATCCAGCACGTCTACATCAGCTCTCTTCAATACGGTAGCGATAGCATCTTTATTACCTTTAAGCACATCTATCATAAGGTTCATGTCGTCTTGCGTAAGACCTTCTTCTTCCATCGCGCTTATCATCTTTCGATAAGGAGCAATAGCTTGCATCTTTTGAGTGTAGTTCATACTCTGTGCAAACACTTTACCGAACTGTTCTTTTATCTCGTCTTCAGTAAACTCAAACTCTTGTCCATTAGCCTTATATGTGTACTTCTTTACCTCTTCAGGAGCTTTAGCTTCATCAGGTTGCTCTTCTGCTTCTTCATCTTCATCCGCATCTGAGTCCTCTTCATCGTCTTCCTCAACAGGCTCTTCATCATCACTATCATCGTTATCGTCATCTTCGGATTCCTCTTCAGGTTCTTCCAGTTCTTGTTCATCACTAATCTCATCGTCGTCAACATCATCAACTTCAACGTCTTCAGGTTCAGCATCCACTTCTGCTTCAGGCTCACTGTCTTCAGCCTTAGCAGCACTAACTCTGGCCTCTAGCTCTTCATCACTCAAGTCAAACAAGTTTTCGTCTTGCACTATCTCTTCTTCTGCCATGGCCTATTCCTCAGCTTTCGCTTCATCTTCCATCTCTTCGTCTTGCTCAGCCATCTCGCCTAACATCTTGATAGTATTGAAATGGTCTTGCAACGCACTTACAGCAATAAGCCCTTCCATGACGTCAGTTCTAGCACCCGCCTGTTTAATCTGATCACTAGCTAGAATACTAGTCCCAGTGATAGCCTTATCTTTAAAGTATCCTTCAAGAATAACGATTTGAAAATCTTTATTCTTCATCAATCTCTCAAGAGCATCTGCTTGCTCTACCCAGTAACCGTTGTCAGTTCTCTCAACTGCGACTCTGTTAATTGTATCCATCTTTGTCCTTTAAGTGCCCTTTTTGGGTGTACTTGAATTTCGAACCCGTAAACACGGGGCTTCGTTACGACATTTTAACGAACCGTTACTTAGACTCACCTTAAGCAACACCTGTTCCAGCCGCTAGTCCTGGCTCCATTCCTGTCTGCGCACTAGCCTGTCCATTCAGTATCTCAATCGCAGCATCAATAAGCTCTGCAGGAACTCCCATCTGCATCAACTGCTCTGGAGTTGCTCCTTGTCGCAACATAGCCACTACCTCTTCTAGTAACTGTTGCTGTTGTTGTTGCCCTCTACCTACGCCTTGTTGCGCTAATCCTAATTCTTCCACTACTGCTCTCCTCTATTAAACTGTGTTGCTTGCAGCGCCCTCAACGCATTAAGCACGCTACCATCAACCTCAGGCACCTCTACAGCTTGCCTAACCCCTACCTTGTGTAGACCTTCCGGCTCTACCCCTACCATAGCGGGAACAGTATCAAGGTTAAACAGCCCATCAGGCCCATTAAAAACACTACGCCTAGCTGCTTCCGACCTAGCTTGGGCTAATGCCGCTAGCCCACCGGCCTCTACCAACTGTCTTTCTCTAGCCTTATTCACAAGCTCATCATACTTCGCAGCCTTCTGCGCTTGCTCTTCCTGCATTATTGCATTCTTTATAATACTCATCTCATTACTCCTATATTGCTATCACCCTGCTCTGCCTGATATTGCATAGCGTTTTGGTTAGCCTGCATCTTTAACGCTTCTTTTTGCAACGCCAGCTCATTCTTAAGCTGCTCTAACTCTAGCTTCTCTTTATGTGTAGCCTGCTCATCCTCTTTAATAAACTTCAAGTCAGTAAGGTCTTTCTCACTCTTTATCTTGCTAGTCTCTACCAACAACTTCTTAGTCTGAGCATCTTTCAATCTAGCAGCAGCCAGTTTCTCTGCTTCGTCGCCCAAATCTTCCCTAGAACTAGCCCTAATAGCCTCTATCTCAGCCGCTAACTTCTCAAGCTCCATCTGCGCTTTTTGTATCTCTAGCTGCTTCAACTGCTCCTGTAACGGATCAGGCTCAGGCTTAAACGTCTTAATGTCTTGTTCTAAGTCAGGCTGCCTACTAAGTTTAGCAATTCTAGCGAGTATCTTCTGTGTCAACTCAAACGGCACTGTATTGCCTAGCGTCTGCAGCAAAAAGCTAAGTTCTTGACTCTTAGCTGCGTTATCTTCAGCAGTACTGATAGTAATATCTATATCGATATTGCCATCTAAGTCATCTCTACGTATCTCTACAAACTCGCCGTTAGTGACCCTAATAACTTCTTCTTCACTAAGAAACTCAGCATTGTAAGCCATCCACTTTCTCATTAATGGCTTAATTAAGTTTTCAGCCAAGTTTCTAACAAGGTCTAGTCGTCTAACACTGGTAGCGTCCAACACGCCTCTAGCAGCAGTCGCAGAACTACCTAGCGTATTACCGCTAATCCCTCCACTAAAACCTTTAATACCTGTTAAACTTTCAACCTCATTATTCATCATCTCTAGCATGTTAAACGCACTGTTAGGAATTGGATTATAACTACCCTGCCAAATCCCATTCTGTTGATTAAACTCAAAGTTCTTACCGGCAAAAAACTTCTTTCTTTGCGTAGCATCTAGAGTACCTTTAAGGATTCCTACCTGTCCATTAGTACTAGCTGCCATATTGTTGATAATACCTCTAGTAACAGCAGTAATTATCTGTTGATGGTCTGCTATCAAATCAATGTTGTTCTCTCCATGCAACTGAAATGGCACACTGCTGTATGGCACGACCAAAAACGGAGGTTTGCCGTCAGGGTAAGGATTATCTTCCAGCCTAATAATAGTATTGCCGACCCATGCACACACAATCTGTTCAACTATTCCGTCATTATTAACATCATAATTACCCCAGTACTCATACACCACTATCTTCTTTCTAGGGTCATCCTGAAACTTAAACTCAGTCGTATCTGGACTTTCGTAATCGTTGTCATCAGCTTGCTCTTTCGCTACTTTATCAAGGTTTTTGTATCTACCGTCTTTTCTTAGCGAGCTCATGTCAGTCTCATATCTATAAACAATAAATTGAGCTTTATCTAAATCGTCTTGACATGTAGGGTCAATATAGATGTCTTCACTCCTACATATTTTAGCTGTAGGTTGATTTTTCACTATCTTAGTCTCAGTAACTACTTCAGTAGTAAGGTATTCTACTCCA